ATTTGGTGCGTGTGGATGGTGGCTCCACATTACCTCCAAATGAGCGTTATAGTATTGCAAAAGTAGAAGCAACAGCTGGGACTGGTGCATTTACGGTACAAGATATTGTAGATGGTGTTTGGGATGAACCGGCAGCCGCCCATATCAATGCAGGAACGATGGGTGCTTATCAAAATGAAACACATGCCGATGTCCAGCAATTACGCATTGATATGACGACTGCACTGGGTTTGATATCTACCTTGTTGAAATATGAGTCAAACCGTACAAAGATTGATAAAACCGCCATGACATTAACGGTGTATGATGATAATGGCACAACGGTATTAAAAGTATTTGATCTTAAAGATAGCCTCGGCAATCCTAGCGTAACAGAAGTGTGTGAAAGGGTACCTGTGTAATGGATTCAATGGGGGGAATGCTGACAAAAGGTTTGTCGTGTGGCCCAGCATGTTGCACCTTGATAGTTGGCTGGTCTCGGCTTAAAATTGAATGCATAATAGCCCCGCCGATTACTTATGATGGCGGCTCACGTCCATACATGCCTGGTGAAATAGCAAACTTATACAAACCAGTTGCTGGTAATATGCAACCTCTCAATAAGGCTGTTTTACCATTCATGAGACCTTATAACCCTCCAGTACCATTGGAAAAGGTAACAGTTAAGGTCATATTTAAGCGTGAAAAGAAACCTGAATTAGGCGAAGGTACGGAGGGGTTTACAGAAGTCGACAATGTTTACACTAGAGAGTTTATGGTACCAAAAAGTCGCGCCAAGATTATCGTGCGAGCATTCAATTTTGTTAATGCTACGCAACAACGCATTAATGTTGCTGTAACCAAATTTAGGAATGTTGTTACCAAAATAAAGGTAACAGTAACTCGTTTTAGAAAAAAGTAATAAATATATCAAAAGGATGAAACATGGACGAGCACATCATATCTATTAATCAGCAAAAAGAAAACACCGTACAATTTCAGGTATCTATTGAAGGAACTGATGCTGACGATGCTATCGTACGGTTGGTGGTAGATTTAAATAATGGAACATTATTAATGTTTCCATGCGTTAATATCGAGGGTAACAGCTACGAAGCGAAGATGCCCGTCCTGTCACACATTGAACGTACCGCATATCCCTGCTATATTGAAGTTATAACAAACGGATATTATTTCAAAGCAATGAGGGGAGTTGTTAATGTGGTGGGTAGCGCTACAATTACAGCTCAACCCACAACTACTTTTGTTAAAAAGACAACAGAAAAAGAAAAAGAAGGTTCAAAAGAAGAATCTGAAACAGAGGAAAAAACGAAAGAAGAAAGCTTGGATGTTTTTTCTACCAAGCCAACACTTCCATCATTAGGTGTAAGTGGTATTCGTGAGTTGGCGGATAAGGCTGTTACTGAAGCTATTAGAGCTAGTAAGGCTGCTAAAAAGGCGACTGAAAAGAAAGAAGTTGTTACAGAAACAGTTGAAGAACCTGGAGAGGTTAAAAAGATTGAACCTGAAGTAGTGACCAATACCAAAGATGGTGAAAAGGATGTTAAGGTAAAACAAGTGTTGGAATCGATGGGTATTACTGTAAAACCTAAACGTCAAATGCCAAAATTGAAGATTAAACGCAAAGTTTAATCGACCATAATTTGCATATCTTTTAGTTTATCCGCAAACTTAATTAAATGTTTGCACATCCCAACCGCATTAGTTGGGTTCACTGGCGGTCTCGTGGTTGTTTTGCGACGATAGGGTGGGGGAGCTGCACCAAGCAAACTATCATTTTGATAATCTTGGTTAGCAAATCTGAAATAAAAATCCAAACAAGTACAGCGTACCTGGACATCATTTAGCACAGCTGACACAGCGTAAATATGGTGTTCTGTGCTGTCCGTACCCGTAAATGATACAACATCAGGTGAATCATTTGGTTCGTATTGAACTTCTCTAAAAAGCATAGCTGTTTGGTAACGATGACCAGCACTCGTGACGTCAGCATGTGCTTCTAATGAGCGAGAGTCTTCGTATGGGATGAATTTGATGTTATTAACAGCTACAGTACCAGTAACGTTTTGACGTTTTTTGGTATCAGGAAATCCTGCAATCGTGCTTGTTTGAAGGTCGTTAACCGAGTCTTCGTATAATTGTTTTAGTGATTTTGCCATAAAAACTTCCCATAAATATTGTAAGTATTTATGGGAAGAAAAATATTACAGGTTACCTTCCGACACAACAACGTTATCAACTTCGCCATTAGATGGCAACTGCAACGAAAAATACATACTTTCAACAGTTGCCATCGGCACTTGTTTATCATCACGCCCCATTTGGCGTTCTTTGAGAGTGCTAAGAGCAAGCGGAAACAACACACCAATAACATTATAACCTTTACGGTGGGCAGCTTCCACAAAGAAGCGGCGACGTTTAGTAGTAAGGTTGGTGTTATCAACAAACACATCTTCACCACTTAACATAGAGTTGAATGCTGCATCAGCCTTTTGTTGAAATTGCTTATCCTCTGTAGATGCTGCCCACGCTGCTGAATAGTCATGTTTAACATCACCCGTCTTAGGCGAATACCATTGCATACGCAAATCATCCCACGAGTAGTGTTGCACAGGCCCATAAAGTGCTTGATATACTTCGGTATAAGTAGACTTACCACATCCAGATGGTCCAATAAGCAGTGTGCAGGTAGGTTTCTTCCCAACGTCGTTTGTTGAATTGGTAGCCATGAATTCGTCACACTTCTTATTAAATTCATCAACCCACACAACAACCTTATTGCGGTTGTACTCCATATCATCAGAAATACGACCAAATTGGTCTGCCAACAACACAGTGCTCATAATTCGGTTAGATCCAAACATATTAACAACCGTTTCCACCATGCGGCCAACCTTGTCTGCCTTGACAGTGGCGTACGGCAGATGATGTTCAATCACCCAACCAATACGGTAGATGTCGTTGGGGACAAGCCCAAACTTCTCAAACGTAATCCAGTTGCTAACAGCCCAATCTTCCCACAAACGGGCCGAAATTTGCTCATGGCCAGGATAGGAGTAGTAAACACCACGCTCTTCTGAGTGCTTTTCGGTGCGCGCCGCCGGTTTGCCAGTATCATGGAATGCGCAGGCAATTGCACCACACAAATCGTCAGTGTTCCACTCATTTGGCGAAAACTTTATGTATTCTGCAACAACCATAGCGGTATGCACGCCGACACTATCTTCACGATGCCATTTACTTGCTTCGGAGGTATTGTTCATCGCGCTATAAAGCGGGGTAAATACAAAGTTACTGTGAAACCACTTAAAAAATTCGTCTTTGAGATTCATGTTTTATCCAATTTAATAATATTGTGTCATTATAAAGGAAAATTTATTTTTGTCAACCCGTTGACTTTTTTTATTACCCTAGAGATAATGGTTTTGTCACAAAGGCCTGAGCATAAAGGTTCTTTAATTATTATAATGATGTTCTATTATTAAACTGTCGTTTGGGTCAAACTTATCCAAATGGGTCAAATGAGTCAGGGTCATTGGGGTCAGCAAATGATCCTCCACCCCCGAAAGTCCCCCCGGAAGTATCACCGAATGAAATTGCTAACCCAACATCATTCTCATCATATTCCCCGAAATACTCACTTTCATCAACGGAATATAAAGTATCATAAGCATCTTGTTCGTAGGTGGAAATCTCCTCGAGCAAACGCAAAACGATAAGAGTGGCGGAAATAGAATCATCAGTTGCGCCAATTTGAGCCTCATAACTACCATTCTTTCGAGCATAGTTTTTCATTTCGCCTAATAGAGAGCGAGAACGAACACCCAATTTAGCACGCTCAACGAGTTGCTTGAAGTTCAAACACGCACGTATTTTAGATTTACCGGTTGTAGTCATACCAAGACGACCCTTACCTTCTTCAGAAATGAACTCCCCTGTGTGCGGTGGATTTTCATCTGCTTGATATAGTGAGATCATACCTTCACCAACACCATTATTCTCAACGGAAAAATAGACGTTGGATCCGGCCAACCCAGCTTTTTTAAGGATCCAAACAAGAGTTAAATATAATACAGGTGATGAGGTGGTATTTGATCGAAACTCTGCAACTTGAACAAGCTCAGGAAAAGAGAATACTTCAATTGAACTAAAATCATTACCACTACCTGTTGCGGGATCCACACCTATTAAGTAGGTTTTGCCTTTTTCGAAATTTGCCCACCAGTTAATCCCGCGTGCATCGGGTTCAGGCATGCTAACCATATCATTAAGTGAGTGTAAAAGTATGGAACTAATCAATAACGCATCGGAGGATAAGAAGATGCATTCGTATTCTTGTTGCCACTTCTCTTCACCAATTTTACCAATTTCTGCGAGTTTGAAAGCTTCATCACGTCCAGGTGGTTCGTTCCATTTAACCCACGTCGATTTGAACTCGTTGGTTCCCAATTCGGCTCCACGCCATAACTGTGCAAATAAATTCGAATCGCCGTTTGGTGTTGAGGCTATAATACATGAACCACCTGTTGCTAACGTTGGTGAAATAGCAGTCCAAAATTCTTCCTGAATGCCACCACGAACAAATGCAAATTCGTCACAAAATAATAGTGAAATAGACATACCACGACCAGCATTGTCTGATGTAGCGGCAGAAATAATACGACTCATGTTATCAAAACCTACACCATGTTTGTTCCAACCATCATCAGCGACGCCAGGTTTAAGCCATGCTGGCAAATATTCATATGCGTAACGGATGCGTGAAATCATTTCCATGGCGTTAGCATTCTTGTTAGCGGCAATTAGTACTGTCTTATCTTCGTTAAAGATAGCGTACCATAACAAAAAAGCGGCGGATGTGGTAGATTTACCTGTTTGACGAGCGGATAGAACAATGTTGTAGCGGTTGTGTTGATAATTATGAATCAGCCGCCTTTGATAATCATAGAGTTCAAAATGGATAGCACCACGTATAGGGTGCTGAATCATTACATACTTCTCAATAAAGTATATGGGATCGTTGGAACACTTTAGTAACTCACGTACTTGTTCGGGTGTATATTCTAATTCTTCATGAGCGCGTTTGATGCGCGGATTTTTAACACCCATTGTGCACTCCAAATATTAACTGATAAACAAAATACATAATAATCTCCACTATAATAGTGAAAAATATTTATACCCTAAAAGTTAAGAGGCACCAATCCGCGTGAGTAGTTTGGTAATGTTGTTTGGATTGTCTAGTGTGTAGATAGATTTGCCGTGATATTGCCACCTTCCTTGGATACGTAAGGAATTCCCTGCAACAACCAAACCGTTTGCGAGTTCTCTACCACCTGCAGGGCCTGAACGAACCTCTAAATCAATCTCGCCTTTAAGTTGTGGAACTGGTAACCCTGCAGGATTATCGGCCATATAAAACAGTCCGCTACCACCAATCTGGATATAAAATATTCCCTTACTTGCATAATGTTTATGAATAAAGGATGTATCATAACGAATGGTTGTGTTGATGTTACGCAACAAGCCTTGATCACGAGCGGCATCTAATGTCTGACGTGCAGCAACAAATGGCCATCCTGTAATTGGTAAATTGTATTGTTTGGTAATTGGATCGTTGATAATAAATTGCAAATATTGGTTAAGATCGTCTTGTTTTGATGACATAATTTCCTGAATAATAGTTAAATCATCAGGATCAAAAATATCATTTACTGGGACAAACATTGTGTCTAAACGTCTTGCTCTTGGATTATATCGAAACGATGTACCACCCATTTGTGCTCTACTACCCTGTTTAACTTCTAGTAGGTGTTGGTTACCGTTAATAACAAAATCCAAATCGGGTTTGTGAGCATCACTTGCAGCTTTGCGCGCATGTGTTTTAATCTTACCACTTATTCCTGATTGACGTAGTGCTAAATAGACCATTTTTTCATAGTCATAACCACCCAAATTTTCTCTTTCAGAGAGTAACTCTGTTAGTTTCATTGGCCACCATCCTTTAGCATTTTTAACAACACGTTGCGATCCATTATCAAGTTGTTGTTGACGGTTCGAGGACCTTCACCCTTAGCAATTTTATCTTTATGCTGTTTGATATTAGCTTTCTCTTTAGCTGCCGCTAACGCGGTATTGAGAAAGGCGTTTGCAACTTCCATATTACGAGCACTGTATTTTGGATCGCTTGTATGCAATAAACCTGCTTGGTCAGCAAATGATGTCATTGCAGCATCGTAAACTTCTTGAAACTGACTTTCAACTTCCAAATCCTTATCGTCGTAACTGTGTAAAGTAACAAGACCGTCTGATTGCAATTCTTCTTTCGTGATAAGAGTTGAACCAGATTCAATATCAAAGATTTCTTCCATTGGATGTTCAATATATTCTTCGGTGGTTACTATTTTCATTTTTTTGTTCTCCCATTAGCAAATAGGTGATCTTCTGTTACAATTCTAAATTTTAAACCATATTGTTGACAGAATCGTTCAGCAGCTTCCCATTTAGCTTTATTCACAGCAAACGTCAATTGTTCATACAAATTTGCTCGTTTTTTGAGATTAACCTGACTTTTTGGTTTAATCTCAATTACCTCACGTATAATTGCACCATCTTTGTTTTTATACATGATATAGTAGTCTGGGTAGTATTTATGAAGCTTCCCATCGGTGGGTTTGATATATGGTATAGCGATTTCCTCACTAGCCCATTCAAGAATATTTGCATTGTTATCAAGGAAATGGTTGAATTTTAATTCCCAAGATGACATGTAACGAATGTTTGATACATTACCCTTATATTTTTCAGGATGTTTGGGTACAAAATACCCTTGTCTAAAATTTCCCATTAGAATTTTGGAGTAAAGGAGTTAACAACATTTGCCAATTCGTTGGTAGGTATGGTTAAATCTGTAACGCCTGTTATAGCAGTGTTTGATGTACCCACAAATAGATTCGAAGCAGTTGGGGACACAGAAGTATTTGGTGTTAAATTGGTATCTGATGGTAGTGTATGTGTTATACTATCACTAATTTGTTGAATGTTGGATGATTCGACCCCTGATAAAGTGTCTGTAAGTTGTATACCATCATAAATTTCTTTTTGGTTGATGTTACCAGCCGCTGCGACCCCAGTTTCGATATACACTGTATCATAAGCTAGTTGTAAAGTTACACCAGAACCACCACTCTCCTCCATAGAAAGAGCATCTAAAGACATTTGAATAATTTTAGGATTTTTAAAGTTGTAAACGTTCATAAACTGGCCATAATCATACACATGATATAGATTCATTGATTGTAAAACTGTAACGGCATTATCGTAGAGTGGCCCAAAAGAAGATGAATGATTATTAGTTGGGGTATCACCATATGAACCTGACATATCGTATTGCATACTATCCGCTTGCAATGAAGTTGGATCAGAAGAACCACGAGCATTTGCGATTGGACTTATAGAACGTAAGTAAGATACGAAAAAATTCATAGAACGGTTTTGAATATCGTCGTGTATTTGAACCGTTATTGGTTCGTAAGATGTCATTTTTGGGACTTTGGTACGGTACCCATACATATTAACATCATCATGTACAATGTTAATGTTAGGACGGTCGAACTGCTTAATTAAAAAGGCAAAATCGTTCTTAAATGTTGTATTTGCATATGAAGCATTAAATATAAACTCAACAACATATAAAAATTTATATTTTGGGGCATATTGTAGTAAATCGGATGCGTAATGTTTAACAACAGCATCGGGTATTCCTGGCGCTTGTCCAATGGAACCCAAGGAATCGGTTACACCTTGAGTTTGTGCAATCTGTACTAAATTGCTAATCGCAAACATGTGTTGTGCGGTTGTGTTGTTGTTTGCCGCAGCCGCTTTGGCTACATCATATGATGATAATTGATTTACACTCTTTTGTGTGACATTACCATTTACAATACCTTGAAATATTTGACCTGCCGCTGTCACTCCAGCCGATGTAATAGCTGCACTAATATTGCCCAGCTCTGGTAGTGAGTTACGAGAAATACCAACTGCATCTAGTATTTGTTGACTTCCTTTAGAAAGAAAACGTGAAAGCCCTGACTGTACAGAGTTGTTGAATACACCGGCAACGGTGTTAACGCCACGATTAACAATGCCATAAGTCTGTCTCTCGACGGACTTACTGATAGTGCTTTGGGCACCAGTAGAGGCGGTTGTAAACAGGTCTTGTAGTGACATTAAAATCTCCTAATTATTACATATATTTATATTTACACACTGCAAATAAAAAAGGCCCTTCGTAGAAGAGCCTTTAATACGTGCTTCGAGCAAAACCTATTAAGTTCTACCACCTGGAGTAGCGAAACCGTTACCATTATCACCAGGACGACCACCACCATATGGGTGAATGACTTGACGTGCGTGATCAAAACGAATCGAAATGTTAATTTTCATAGCTTCGTTGTCAGAATAAGCTAATTCGTTAAAGTTAGTGTTCTTCAACCAGCATCCTTCAAGAGTCCATGTTTCGAGAGGTTGGGTGTTACCATCTAATGTTTCAATAATGGTTTCAAACTTATAAACAGCAGCATCGCCAGCGGTAGCTAAGTATTGCTGTGCAGCAGGATCAGCACCAATCAACCACTGTTGCTTCTGTAGTTGTTGCTTGATGATGGTTGCGGCTTGTCCTGTGATATCATCTTCAAATACAATCGGACACTCTTCCCAATTATGCTTTCCAGCAATCCACGATCTTGAGTTGTAGCGATGTAGTTCAACTTCTTCAAATGACAAGCTTGGACGAGCAACACTAATTGCTTGAATCGATAGACTCTGGCTGGCTGTACCTCCACCAATCTTGTTGAAAGTTACGCGCCATTTGTTCTTTAGTTTTGGTTGTAAAATTCCGGTTCCTACATCTGGAATACCGAAGTCGTTAATGGTTGCCATAGTATTAATGCTCCTTATGTAATGAAATGCGACATTTCTTCTTTATAGTATTTATGGTCGGTGTCTAAAAACAAACGAAAATTTAACACTATTTACTGGCACATTTCGCTCGATTAAAAAAATCTCCCCTAATACAATTCACTTGCGTGTCCATATTAGGGGAGAGAATGGTTACAAACCGTTTAGGCTGTAATTACCCCATAGCCGCACCAGTTGCAAGAATTCTGATAGGAATGTAGATGAATTCAACAGCCTTTTCAGGTTTGAGAGCAACATCAATGTAAAGCTCATTGCGGTCAATTCTGTCAGGTGTGTTGTTCGAATCATCACACACTGTAGCGAAGTCATACAAACCACGCTTGTGCATAATACCACTCAAGAAACTATCAACAACAGCCTTAAGGTTATTACGTGTTAATTGATCGTTTGGTTCAAACAAGAAGCTAACAACGTTCTTGCGTAATTGACGCTTGATATACTTCATCATACGAGAAACACTCACACGATCCATTGCACTTGCGTCGAGAGCGGAAGTCTTCTGACCAAATACAACCAATCCACGGCCCGGTAAGTTGGTAATTGGATTTAAGTTGGTGGTGTACTTGTACATATTGTCACGCTGTCCCTGGGTCAACGGAGCAACATTAAATGTTGTTGCTGTACCAAGTGTACCAGTAACAAAGCCGACCTGGGAAATACCTGAAACCTGACCACGACGAGTACCAGCAGGAGCCCACCACAAATCAGCCTGGTTATCGCTATAAACATACGTTCTCAAGGCGATGCCGCTGGCAGCAACCATAATATTCTTACCGGTGAATGGGTGAGAAGTTAAACCGTGTGGGTAGTAGTAAGCAACGTGAGCACTGTGGATACGAGTACTGGTATTTGAATCACCCCACACAACAACATCATCAGGATTCATATCCATAGGAGTATCAGCAATAACAAGAGCTTCCTCCATGATATCGATGCTTAAAGTATTCATTTCATCAACAAGTTCGTGATAGCCTGGGCATACGATCAAGTTATATTCAAAGTTTTCAGCACGAACATCTTGATTGCTACTTACTGTAGCTTGCAATGCTGTAACGATAGCAAGACGACGAGCAGCATCGTTGGCACCAAGGCTTGTGATATTCAAGAACTGAACAGTATATTGGAAGTCTGTGGCAGCATCAACTAGTAATTGAGCAGCTTCAGCAGGCGTAAATTCAGTTGCAACAACAGAACCTGGACCAGTAGCAACCCAATCAGCAATCATTGTATCGGTGCCAACAAAAGAGCCAGTTGCAACCTGATCATAACCATTTGCGTATACATCTAATGGGAAACTAGTAGCAGTTGTGCCACTACCTTCAAACCAGTTACCTGTAATAACACCACTGATGTTACGTACAACGATTTTCGCAAAAGAGTACTTATCATACACAATCTGCATAGCAGTGTTGAGATCAGATTTCAATTCAGTTGATGTTACTGTTTGTTTGTACAAGTCAACTAATGTAGCAACAGGAACGGAGAAACCAGCACCTGTACCACCAACGTTAACAGTGGCAGCAGTTAAGGAGTCGCCAATAGTGTATCCTTTGCCTGGAGTCACAACCGAAACAACAGTTACAGCACCACCAGCGACTGTAATGTTTGCAGTAGCACCCGAACCGGTACCACCAACTAATGGAACGTTGGTGTATACACCATCTGTATAAAGGCTACCAGGAACAATTGCGCCAACCGTACCAACACCATGAACATCACTAGGAATGTACTGGTTAGTAGCATTATATTCAGCAATGCGAGCTGCTGTAATCTGCTCTAATAAAGCTCCAGCACCCGAAATTGGATTAATTGTTTTACGATCCCACATAGCAAGAATGCTAGCGCGGTCATCATCTAAGTTTACGTTAGCACGTACAACAAATGCTCTGTTACCAATCCCAAGAAAGCTGTACAATGCAGCCAAACCGTACTCGTTACGAGCATCACCATGTTGAGGGTTGCCTTGATAATCTTCCCAGAAAGTTGGGGAGCCGTATAAACTATACAATTGGCTTGCAGTTGTAATGGTTCTGATAACATCATGCTCGGTAGTTCCTTCATATGGCAATCCAGTTGTCTGGTTGATTTTTTCATCAGTGGTTGCTATAAAGAACAACGGTACAGTTGACGCAGCGGCTGGAATAAAGAACGATTCATCCGTAATGGTTACTGAAACGCCTGGACTCACTAAAGTTGCCATGTTTAACTCCTTTTTTAAAAACATTTGTTTGTTATTGTGTGAATACACATAGTAATGCAATGTGTACTATAATTTCTCTTAATTGTATTTATAACGAACGATCGAAAATGTGTAAAAATATCTCGCAATAACAAAGTAATTGTTATTTAATGTCCAAGTCTCTTGCAGCCGATACTATTAATTCGTAATCCAATCCTTGGTTCTCTAATTGATCAAGAATGTCTTGTGAACCATCACCGAAAGTTTCGACGGAGCCTATTCGCATGTAAATGTCGTTCACAATTTCAGACTTGAGGCGTGCTGGCGCCGAAATGTAAATTGGCATATCAAAAACCAAAGTAGTAACGATCATACGACGGTCGGTACTAGCAGGATAATTTTCTTCAAAATTGATATCGCGCAACTCAACAGTGGTTATTTTGCTCCAATCAAAGGCGCCATCTGATGTTTGAATTTGTAAAACTGGATCAAATAACACCAAAATTTGTTCAAGGATTTGAAAGTGAGTGCTCAAATTGCTTGTATAAATTGATAACTCAATTGATGTCATATAAGGAATTGGCATATATTGGTGCACAACCTTGATATCATCAGGAATTAAACCACCACGAGGAACATGAGTAGTAGTTCTTACAGTACCCACCCCCTTATAACGATCAGGTGCCATGGATAGATTGCGTAGATAGCAACTCATAACAGGCAACCTCATAGGCACGTTTTGGGTATTGTCATTTAGAATAGATGCGGTTACACGATCCTTGCTGCCATAGTGAACAGGTACCCTCACAGATGATATTTCGCCAGTATCGCGTTTGCCCGTATGGATCGTCAATCCAGTAAAAATCGACATGAACTGAACAATATATTTCTCTATTTGTTCATTGTAGTAATAGTGGTCTATAGCCATTAAAAAGGTTCCCTTTATTTAACAATTTTATCCGCTGGAACAGCAGTGGAATCTTGTAAAAATTCTTGTAATTTTGGTTTAATGCCGTTGTACCTCATCCGTTTGTCTTCTTCTACGAAAATCCAACGATTTTTCATCAAACTCCATTTGTATAATCTTGGTGGAATTGGATCACTTAAACCAACATATGTGAGTCTGTGATACGCAGCATCAAGTGGATTGGTTGGGAAGGTAGGACCTTCTGTGTACGGTAAACCATTAGGTGGTAAACCATCTTCAACATACAGACCATTAGGATTAACGTTAAGTTTTGCAATATTAACACCTTGAGCTGCAGCCTGCGCGACCTCTTCTGCTGTAAATTGACGTATGTCATCAGGATCACCACCACGTTCAGGCACCTGGGTGTTTGCAGATTCTCGTACCTTTTGGTCGCCAAGCAATCCTTCGATATTGAAAACACTTTGCTCAAGATGTGCAAAGTCGTTATCGGTATTTGGTAAGTTCAAATCACCCACAATATCCATTGTTTCTTGACTAGCAAGCATTGGTTTGGCTGTAATACGTTGAATCATAGGTTTCCAACCTGGGGTAAAACCTTCGGTTGCCCAAGTTGTGTCTGTTACTTCCAAAAACTTCTTAACAGGCTTCATTTCAGCTGTATATTGCGTTTCACTTGGAATTTCTAAGATGTCACCAATCACAACTGGCCGCCCAAGTACAGACACGATGGAAGTGAAAGAAGCACGAATAACATATTCTTGTGTTATTCCCATATCCATACCAAAACGAGTTAGGTCAGTAGCCGGCTCCTGTAAATCATAAAATCCTTTAAATTGCAAGCTGGCATTAGCGTAGTTTCTGTCTCTATTTTCGAAGAACCCATTTTCATCTTGAATGTTGGACAAGTTTGTTGATGCATAATCAATAAGTTCTAATGAACACACACCCCAAAAATCTGTGGCACTTCCATTAAAGGTTAATGGTCGAATTCTCCAATATCTAGCTGGTGCAGATTGTTTGATTGATATTTGGTGGTTATCACAGTCATCAGGTAAAGCAATGATATCAACTCCATACCAAACTTTATCATCGTCCGAACGCTCAACACGAGCCTTGGTAACTCTATTTGTTTGGACACATGATTGACTTATTTTAATAGTTGTAATGTGTTGTTTAACTTCCGTCTCAATACCATAACGGAGGCGCCCGTTATCCAATTTGATTGGACCAAAATCATACCCAATATAAGCATGTTTGGTTACAAGATCACCTTTTTGTGTTGACCGCCAGTCAGCACCATTATTTGAAAAGGCATTAATGGCTGGAAAGGCTGGATATTCGCCACTGGAAATAGCACTACCGTTTCCGGTCAAATCAATCAATCTACCCTGTTCGTGTATACCCAATAATTTAAACACATTTATAGGTGCACCACCAATATTTAAATGCTCGGCGATCAAATCACCCATCATTGTGTTTGCTGGATCATCTCCTAAATTGTAGTTGTATATAGCCATTTGTATGTTCCGGTATTGGTTATTAGCCCATGATGATGGTGCTATTTAGACCATATTCTTCAATATCAGTAGCAATGAAATCGTCAAGTTCCTGCCAGCATTTTTCGAAATCGGCGTTAGCTTGTTGTCTTAAATCTGAAGCATTCAACGCAATTCCACCACCAGCCCCTGGTAATGACTGGTACTTACCACGAATTTCGGCAAGAATCATACGAGCTTCGGCAGTCGCCCATGTTTGAATCCAGTTATTCAACAAACGATCTCCAAGTATGTCTTGTTCAGTGCGTTCGATAGTTGCATCAACTAGTATACGTTCCTTACGCCATAAGTTTTGTTGAATGCTCAACCTACGCTTACGTTCGTCCCACTTATACATCAAGTTAGCGGCGAATAATTTCTCCATCAATTCCACATATTCGTTGATGATGTGGTACGAAACCAAATCAAATGTTCCCATTTGGTATAAGTGTTGTAATACTAATTGTCCATAGACACCTTGCCCTTCAGCTGTACCAAGGAAAGCAGATGTCATTCTGTAAAGACCCATAATATTAACAATTTTGTTAAAACCAACGGCCTTATCCGACATAATATAATGTTGTTGACCAGGCATGAGATCCATAAAGAAATAAACACGCTCGTAACCAGTAGAGCTTGAACGACGAATAACTTGTAAAGCTTGATCAATACAGAAATCTAATTGTTCCTTAGTTAATTCAACTTGAATCGTAGGATATCCTAATTCAAGAAGAATGTTTTCGGCCATATCACGGCGTTCGTCGGACGAACCATCTGTGCCGATACCTTCGATAGCCCAGGTTGGATAATTTGATACACCATCTGTGCCATTTACAGGAATCTGAATCTTTCCAGTGGGTGTTAATGATGCAAATAAACCAAATGGGAATGGAGGGACAACAAAAGTACCATCCACGATATAAATCGTGGATTGACTACCGAGTGTTCCACTGAAAAAGGCGAGATTGCCATCATTCAATACGACAAAAGCTGGTGCAATCTGACTAACCCAGGCAGTACCATTCCATGAGTATAGAGTGCCAGGAACGTGTGAATTATCATACCAAAGTGTCCCAGTTGGTGGTGATGGCACGGTAACTGAATACATTAATGGAACCCAAGCACCGTTCCATTGCCATAGCGTATTGTTGGCTGTGTTGAACCAGTAGCTTGCAAGAGCAGGCACAGAAGGGTTACTATCATGGAGTGTGTATGTTAATGCCACCCAATTGGTTCCGTTGTAGATGTACCACTTGTCTTCAACTGTGTTGTAGTAGTAATCACCATTAGCAACAATGGTTGGGTCAGTTGCCCAATTGATATAAGTTACGAGGCACCATTGTGAACCATCCCAACGATACATTTTTTGTGTAGAAGGCACATACCAAATATCGTCTACTGCCATAACAGCAGGTTGAGAAGGGTCTACACCAGAAACGGTGAAGTTTGGTATAATTTTCCATGCCGCTGTTAACTGGTCCCAAATATATAATTCATCAGTAGTTGTATTCCACCACAACTCCCCAACAAGTGCTACAGTTGGATCCTTTGTCCATACAAGAATGTCGGTTAATACCCATGTTGTACCATTCCAAACATGCAATTCTTCAGTAGATGGGTTATACCATGCGAAATTAACAGCAGGTAATGTTGGTTCTGTGGTTCCAACATAGAACGCATTTGTTAACACATCCCAACTTGCACCGTTCCAAACATTAATGGTATTAGTCGTTTCGTTAAACCAATATTCACCAACAACCGCAATTCTTGGATCTGTTGCCCATAATATAGCAGTAGTGTTAACCCAGTGCCCCGCGACAGGATCTGTGGTATTACATGTACCAAGATAATCTTTCCAGTAAGAAAGAGTGTTATCGGTTTCATTGAACCAATAAGAGTTGCATACAAGTTGTGGAACACCTGCAGGATCTGTTTCTTGAATTTTGGTAACTAGAGGCTTCCAAATAACACTATCCCACACATATGTAGTGGTACCGTCAAACCAAAAATCGTCACATGTTAGTTCGTTGGGAGCTTTAATATAGTGGATGCCTGTTTTAGGTACCCAAGCAGCACCATCCCACTGATATAACGTAGTTGTGTCTTGTTCAAACCAATAAGCTCCGACAGCTTGTACTGTTGGGTCAGTGGCACTGAATACAGGATCGAGTAACACAAGCGCGGAACCATCCCACTGATACAACTTTTGGTTCGTGGTATCGTAGTAATATGCACCGGTATTTGGTGGCATAGCCCCTTGAAATGGGCTACTTGCTGTAGCAAGTTGGAAGTTAATGTTATTAATCAAATCATCAAACGTTGCAGCATTGCTTCCCAAAACGTTGATGTCGTAGGTCGTTCCGGGTGTTATAACAACATTATTGCCTGTATTATAATCCAATAAATGGGACCCATCTACGGTAATTTGGAAGCTATAAGTAGTTAGTGGATCGAGACCTGTAGGATCAGTACCATTAACACCAAAGTTGACTAGCTGATAACCACGTGTATCATCCGTACTATCATTACTGCCATATTTTTGCGAATAAGAATGCACACCCTCGGTGTGATAGTGGCATGTATTATCGACAGCAAACCCAGCAACATAATACGGTGTGTTGTCTTTAATGCCCGTAATGTCAATATATGTGGTAGTCTTGTCATCATAAAAGGCACCAATAACATAAGCACTATCAATCTTATCGCCAGCAAACAGATTTGTGTCAACCGTTGGATCGCCAGTGTAGTATGTGCCATCTGCGACTGTTCGCTGCTGATTAATGGCAACAGTATCAATTACAACAACAATGCCGTTGTAGGCTGAATCATCAGGTACTCCTACTGGTAAGGTCCATGAAATTCGTGCTGTTGTTGGGCTTGTTTTTTCAAATTTAATGACGATCTGACTACCTTCGTAGCGGATTTTGCTTGGTGCATCTGGATAGAAACCAAAATTGCTCACGGAATTACTCCTCTATAACATTTAATATATTTATGATACGACGCTTTTTGTCGCACTTTTTACTATTTATGTGTTTACAACAGAGGATACTTGGTGGCGTGAATTACAATTCGGTTGCGTTTTTACCGAGCCATTTTTTTAGTTTGTCGCCCGACCAGTAAGTAGTATATTCTTCAAGCGAGTCTACTTCTTTTACATTTTCGAAGCGAATTGATATGGGATCGGGAGTAGTATTAATGTCGGCATATTCCCACTCTATGACGATTGTTTGTTTTGGTTTAAGCGAAATATGTTGTTTGTCTTCCCGCTCACCCACAATGAGTTTGCAATACGATGTGACATCGTATGATATTGTTTGAATAGGGGATTCTTCAATTGCTTGAAGCAATTGATTTTTTGATTCCAAATATTCTTTGAAAGATAATTTTTTCATGCGACAAATTTCCCAAAACTGATTTATAGTATTTATGTTGTGTGATGAGGTATTTGCTAAAAACTAAAGGGTACAATACATCATGCTAACCCAACACAACAAAAAACCCGCCGAAGCGGGTTTTATTGTTTTTACTGATTTACCTACAATTAAGCAAGGCTCATTGCGGAAACGTTCACCTTACCGTAGTAGTCAGCACTGTTACCAAGAGAAGTTTCCTTCTGGGTGAAAGTAGCTTTACCATAACGAGTCATCAAGGAAACGACTGGTTGGAAGGTGACTGGGTTGATAACAACACCAGAAGACATCAATGGGATGTATGGGCAGTAGAAGTAACCGCTGTCCGTTTCACCATTACCGCCTTTGTAACCAACAAGGATAGAATCGTTACCGGTTCCACCAACGTTAGTAGCCTGAACTTGGTTCCACAAGTAGCTGTAAACCTTGATTGTACCGTTTAAAGTACCAACTAACATTGTGTTGTTAGGACCCTTGAAGGAGCCCTGAGTTGCAGGAGCAAACACGCTCTTATTAGCCGACTGAAGAACAGAAACGATCATTGGGCTAACAACGATGAAGTTACCAACACCGCGACGTGTCTTACGACCGATTTCATTAGCGACGTAGTTGATCATAACGCCAAGGTTAGCTAAACGATCACCAACGAAGGTTGGGCGGTAGTAACCTGGAGCACCTGGAAGCGAACCGTCGAAAGCAGCAACAGTACCAGCAAGACCAAGAAGGTCAGTGATAATTTCGTTGTCGATTTCCTGAACGATTTCAGCCGAAAGGGCTTGGGTCATTTCATTTTCAAGGTCAAGACCATGCTGAGCCTGAAGATCCTGCATGGCTTCGATTGTCCAACCAGCTTGCAACTTGCGGCTACCAGATTCAACAGCTTGCGAAACGATTTCGACACCCATCTTACGACCACCAGAACCTTCAAGATACGAACCAGAACCACCATGTAATGGACCAGCGGCACTAAAAGGACCAACGCTCGCAGCATCAAGGCTAGAAGGCCATGCTGTACCTTGTGCAGTACCAGCGATATCACCAGGAGCAGGAGCACCCATACCACCAGCACCAGCAGCTTGAGCAGCATCAGTAGCACCAGAGTAGAAACGGCGCATAGCATTCAAGTTACCGAAAGCTTCAAAGTCAGTTGGATCGCCAGCGTTTGGAACATCACCTTCTGGAGAAACAGCAGTAGTCATGTTTTCGTTATACTTGTAGCGTAACGAATACACAAGACCAACAGGACCTGTCATTGGCTGAACACCAACGATTTCGGTTGCGATCGTCGAAGGAATAATACGACGGATCATTGGGATTAAAATCTTACGGAAACCAGCGATTGCGTGAGCATCGGTGGAGCCAGCTGCTGCTGTTTCAGATAAGACCTGATTTTTTTGATTCTCTAAAAGAGGATCAACAATCTTACGCTTGTTGGCATCAAGACCTTCGAGTAAAGCACCCTTAATCTCTGCCCAATTTTCAAAAAGTTCATTCATTTGTATATCTCCTAAGATATGGTTAAATTTAAATTAATCAATCAATTAATTAATTAATTAATCCAGCGAGACGTCTCATGGATTCTGTGAGTGGCGAAGCCTTGACTTCGATCTCTTCTTCTTCCTTAACTTCTTCTACTGGGGTGGTGTCACCTGTCTTAACAACAACGGCACCCTCTTCTACTTTTTGAGAAATTTCAGATCCTTCAGCAAGTACTTTACTTTCCTTCTCTGACTCGTCCTTCTTTTCTTCTACTACTTCTGTACTATCTTTAAATATGCGACCAATAAAGGTTTTGTATCCTTCTTCAAGCTGATCAGTACCAACACTATTGAGAAGTGTCTCCATAACGTCACGGTGCTTGCCCGAAAGTGGCTTGAGAACCGATTCCATCTTGATGGTACGACGCATTTCTTCTTTAGCAGCTTCTGTATTTTCATACTTAGCTTGAAGAGTCCTGATCTGTTCCTTCGATTCACGAAGTTCGGCTTCAATGGAGTCTTCACTAATGAAATTCTTACGATATTCACGAACAAAAGACTCAAACACTTTGCGACCAAACTCAAGTTTTTTAACTTCAGCGATGTCTTCTCTCAATTCTTCCATTTCGGCGCCAAGGCGGATTTCCAAGAAAGCATCAAGTTTTTCAACTAACTCAGCCAAATCGGTCTTGAGTTCTTCACCCATCTCTTCTTTAGCTTCGACTAACTTAGCAGCATATTCAGCTTCCAAATCACGGAAAGACGAGATGTCGCCTCTTAATTCTGTCATTTCTTCACTCAAGAACTCATTAACTTTAGTGTCGATGGCTTCGATGAGTGCATCTCTCTCAGTAATCCACTGTTCAGTAAGTTCAGCACGAACTGTGTCAGTAGCTTCCTTTTTAGCTGCTTCAACAGCCTCAGTCATTTGAGCACTAAATGCTTCTTCTAATTCCTTTTTGGAATCTTCAGAAAGAATTTCAGCTTCGAGTAGCTTCTTTAAAAGTTCTTCCATTTGTAAATCTCCTTATAGATCGTTAATAATATTTATAACGTGTTGTATTTATTGCGTTATTTTTTAATCGTGGTATTAAAAAACCCTTATAAAACAACGCGTTACGTACTACTGTTTTTTACTAAAAATTTAATATTTTACTTTTTCGCAAACAAATTTTCGCGCAAAAACTTCTCAATTTCACGCTTGAAATACATCTGAGCGTCAGGATCTTCCTTCATCTGTTCTGCTAGTGTAAGGACTTTGCGCCCACTTTTAACCATTTCTAGCGACTCATAAACCGAATTTGGCATTGCACCAGGGGCAGAAGGTGTAGCAACAATATCAACAGTAACAAAGTTGAAACCATTAACATTACCACTTTCGTTCACTGTACCAGCACCGCGAGAACTAACACCAAGACGAACACCACTCTCGACTAATGCGCGAGCAATGTTACCCATTGGAGTTGGTAAAAGTTTTGCACGACCAACAGCATTTGATCCTTCCATACGCAAATCAGTAATGGCATGCGAGATACGATCAAGGTTGATGTTCAGTGTTTGGGGATGATCAAGCTCACCAAAGATACCATTAGATTCTTTGATGCGTAGTTGAGCTTCTGTGACTGCACGAGCAATCTCATCAAGTGGATATACACGATTGTTTCGGTTTTTAATGTCAGCTTGCATGAATACACCATTAAGCCAAACATTTTTCCCGTCAGTTGATGCTTCTTCGATGAGATGACTTTGAGCAGGGGAGAGCTCTTCAATTAGTAATTCTGGACTCATTATGTTCTCCTTAATTGAGTGGATTACTCCTTGTCTTCCTTGTCTTCTTCATCTTCATCATCTTCTTCAGACTTTTCTTCTTTCTTTTCGTCCTTTTCTTCTTTGTCTTCTTTCTTTTCGTCCTTTTCTTCCTTGTCGGACTTTTCTTCTTTTTCATCCTTTTCTGCTTCTTCACCAAGGACGGCACGCATCTTAGCGGTCACAAATTCGTGAAAATCAACTTGTGCTTGTTCTGCATTGTCGTTAATCATTGCATTAAGCATGCTCTTTAATTTTTCTTTCATGGCAAATCTCCTTTTAAGATCATAGATTGATGTTTATATTTAGAAAATAATCCATTGTTTTTGCAATGGATTATTTAACTTATTGATAATTCAGGACTTTTTAGACCTAAAAATTTAAGATTTAAACTGGTGTGCCACCGGTTGGTGCGGGGGTGCCACCACCACCTGCTGGCACAGCGCCGCCTGGAGTTGCTCCAGCTTCACCGCCCAATTCTAGTCCACCAGCCTCACCCCCAGGTGCAGCAGCGCCGCCAAGAGGAGGTAATCCACCGCCGCCACCCAATCCCCCGCCAATGCCCAATCCTTCGTCGCCTGCACCGTAAATGGTTGGCAAGTCAGCATCCCCACCATCTGGATCGAGACCTTTTTCTTGACGAAGCAACATCTCATTGGTGATAATCTCATCTTCGGATAACTGAAGATAACGTGAAAGGATGAAACGCTTGGCTAAGTACTGAATACCATCAGCATTACTGTAGGAACTTAACAATGTAGAATCCATATCAGCCTGACGATATTTTTCAAAGTTGTTTGGATCAGGTAGTTTCAATTTGTAGTAACTTTCGTCGATGTTAATGTTACAAGCCCTTAAATAACGCTTGAATTCATCATCAATAACCTTTTCAATATATCCCTGTAAACGCTTAACGAACTTTGCAAATTGTTGTTCTTCGATATACGAGGCTCCAACTTTACCATCGTTGAAGATAGCCCCCTCGGCGCCTGGCTTCATCCAAGAAATTGGCACCCGCAAGCCACGTAACACTTTATCTGCAAAATAATCCAAATCGGACAATTCACCTAGCCCCTGCCCACCAGGCAATGTTTCAACCTTAGATCCACGACCATCTGGTCGCGATGCAAAGAAGAAGTCCTCTGTCATTGATTGTGGGTTATATACGGAATCAATGGAACTTTGGCCGCCTTGCATCGATGGAATCTTTTTCTGACGAATTTCGTTCTTAATGGTTTCTAGATATGTTTTAACACGTTGCGGCGGCATCTTACCCACATCAATATAGAACACACGGCGCTCTGGTGCGCGTTGGATACGATAGATTATGATAGCGTCTTCAAGTAACTGTTTTTGTTTGTGCGAACGATACACGCTACGTAATACAGAATCACCAAATGGTGCCGACTCTGACATATCGTCATTTAGGGTAAAACGCACAACCTGCCCAGCAGGTAAGTATTCTGTGTGATAATCCTGCCCCATTGAAACTGTTGTCATGCCAGGTGTTCCAGCTCCTCCACTTCCACCCGCCGACCTTGGCTTTTTGGTATCAGTGCGTATTTGATAGCCAACGATTTTGGTAACATCCTCAGCATCAACAACAGCAGCAAGAATGTTGTTGGGTGGAATCCACTCCCACGTTTTGTGATTGGTGTCTTTCTTAAAAAAACAGTCACCGTACTTAATAGTGTTGCGAGCAATTTTAAATAATTTGTTGTGAAAATCGTGAATGTTAGACCAATGACGCAGTGCTGCCCTAGCAGTCAACACTATGTTGTCGGGAACATCTTGACCGTCTTCAGCTTGAATGTCAATGTCTAACACCAAATCAGTCTTGGTGTTTTTGCCCGTCATCTCTTCGGCAATGGTATCCAGTGCCCGCGTAACTTCAACATCATTATCCATGATGTCATATTCACGATATCGTGTTAAACGTGTAGCAGAGCCTTGAACAAGTCGCTGGTACCAAGTGTAGTTACCATATGAAGCATATTGACCATCGACGCCCTGGCTGTCTTGGACAGCAGTCGTTTCTGGTTTTTGTGTAACTATGCGAAAATAATCTGTGATTTTTGCCATAAAGTCATCTCTATTCAAATATGTTTATTCTATTTATAAGGTGAATTACATATTTATTGTTGAGAAATAAAGGGTATAGTTGTTATCCCCTCATTGTACTAACTTTACGTTTTGCAATTAGAGCTTTTTTCTCTTCTTCTGTCATAGCATACAGCTCGTTACCCTCTTGTAAAGTTTTGGTAACATTATCCAATTTCATATTGGATTGTTGTAATTGTGTTAGCATTAATTGGTTAATGTCCACAGTTTTTTCTTGCCGGTCTTCATGCTTTTTCTTTGTCTCGGCTTGTACGGATGCCGCCATCTCTGGTGGGGTTTGGTTAGGAGCTGTAGGCGATGTTGCATAATCATACAAATCCCACGCCCCACCTATTGCGCCACCCGCCAAAGCGCCCATAGGACCCAACATAGACCCCCACATGGCGCCTTGAGCAGTTTTAGATTGTAATAATTTACCGGCGG